AGATATTGATGCAGAGACGGATATTAGGGTCATGGCAATTGAAGCGGGGAATGTGGTTATAGTAGAAACGGAGTGACTAAGGCATGAGTCAAGAATGCCCAACTTGTGGTGATGAGTTCACTAACACTACGGGAATGAAGACCCATCATGCACAGGTTCACGGAGAGAGTCTTGCAGGCTTTGAGAAGGAATGTAAAAACTGTGGGGATACGTTTGTAGCACCACAGCGTAGCAGAGAATACTGTGAACAGTCGTGTGTAGGCAAAGACCTATTCAACGGCGAAGATAACCCATGCTATCGCGGTGGGCGCTTTCCTGAAATTGAATGTGAATGGTGTGGCGACACGTTTGAAGTTCATGCCTCGCAGGTTGACGACAAGCGATTTTGTAGCATGGAGTGCTTCGGCAAACAGCAGCAGACTGTGACTGGCGAGGACCACCCTGCATTCAAATCCAAAACGGTAGAATGTGCGCACTGTGGTTCAGACTTTCACAAACAGCCAAACCAAATTGAGTATACTGAGAAGCACTTTTGTGACCGTGAGTGTTTTGGCAACTACCAGTCTGAACACGTTGTAGGGGAAGCCCACCCGTCATGGAAAGGCGGCCATTCAGAGGATTACGGCGATAACTGGCAAAACCAACGCGAAAAATGCATCCGCCGAGACGGTGAGTGCCGGGATTGTGGCATTTCTCGCGAACAGCACATTGAGACGTTCGGTGCCGATCTACACGCCCACCACGTCATTCCTAAGCGAAAGTTCGAAAGCCTTGAAGCGGCCAACGATCTTGGTAACTTGGTCACGTTGTGTCAAAAGTGCCATCCGAAGTGGGAGGGCGTGCCGGTTGCACCACAGTAAACAACCCCATGAGTTCAACAGAACGACCGTCCGAGAAGGTTTGCAACGTTGACGGTTGCAACGCATGGAAAATGGGTGAGAAAGATGTGTGCTATCACCACGGCGGTGCATCTACAGGCGCGCCAGAGGGGAACGGAAACAGCGAGAAGCACGGTTTGACGGCTGATAGGGACAAGTGGTTTGAGCGGCACAGGGACGACGTGAGCGGCACTGTGCGCGCTCTTACCGAGTCCTATGTTGAAGACGCGCCATTCGGTTGGGAAAGCACTGGGAAGGTAGACTTCCTCGTTGAGCTTGTAATTGACCAAGTGCGATTGCAAGAAGCGAACGAATGGCTAAGAGATGAGTTCTTGAAAGAGGAGACCGTGGCCGTGTCTGACGATGGGCGACCAATCAAAAAGTTGGTCGAGAACCCTGCCCATATGCCACGTTCGCGGATCAAGCGCGACAACATTCGTGGTTTGAAAGAACTTGGAGTCTTGGACGATCCAGACAGCCAGAAAGCCAACGCCCAACAGGAACAGGCAGAGTGACGGTATAACTCATCGTAGTTCCTCCGCTACCTCTCGGGCTATTTGAGTCCGTTCCGATGCATCAAGCGATACACTAATCTTTGACTCAAGCGACTCGACTTCCTCCTTGGTGGCTTTGACAATATCTTGCAGGTCGTTGATTTCGCCTTTGGCGTTGTCAGCGTCAATATCAAGCTCAACGGCAAGGCTTGAAGCAACGCTTTCAGGGTCAGCACGCCCGCGATTCTCGTCTAAGAGATATTCGGCCCATGTCTGACCTGCTTCATTCTTCCGCTCCTTTGCTTCCTCGAATGTGCTTTCGGGCACACGGATAGTACCGTAGTCTTCTGCCATGCACTAATTCCTTAGTCATGCACACACTAAAAGATTACTAATGCCAGAACAAGACGCCACCTTAGCCGACGTGCTTGGGCAATACGCTCCGGGGACAGGCACGGATAGATACGTCCGGTTCATCGATGAGGTTTTAGACTATCCTGTCACGGACACGCTCGAAGCGATGGCAATTAGTCTTGAGCAGAACGAGCAAACCTTGGCTGTTGGGGCGAACGGTCCCGGTAAGAGTTATGCAGCCGCTCTATTGGCTGTCACAGTGCTCTATACCAACGCTGATGTGGTTGTTCCAGTGACGGCAGGAAACGGTGACACGCTCAAGAATAGTATCTGGAAGCCCATCAAGTCTATCTGGAAAAGCACGGGCCTGCCCGGAGACTACAAGGATAACGACCGCTCTTTGCATACTGAGTTCGATTCTGAGTGGTTTCTTGAGTGCCATTCACCGCGACACCCGGACGACCTTGAGGGAGATCACAACAACAACGTGGTCTATCTGATCGAAGAAGCCGACAAGCCCGGTGTCACGGCGGAACACATTGACTCCGCTCGGTCGACTCTTGGTGACGACGACCACATCCTTGTGATTGCGAACCCGCCAACGGATGAAACCAACGTCGTGGCGGATTTGATGCAAAACCCGGAGTGGCATAGATTACAGTTCCCGACGTGGGAGAGTCGGAACGCTCGGGTAGATCGTGGTATCTGTGACAAAGATAAGATCGGCGGCATTGCCGGTCTGAGTAAGATGCAGTCCGATTGGGCCGAGTATCATGATAGTGCGTGGCCCGGCATTGAGCGCGTTATAGAAGTCAGTTCGCCGTACCTCACGCCAAGTGGTGAACCAACTACAAAAGAGTGGGAAGCGGCACGGGAAACCCAACCGAATGTAGTGGTTGGTCGAGAGGGGTTGTATGATGCAAATATCCGGGCCAAGGAGAACCCGGAGTTTAGAAGCGACCTCCACATCAAGTGGTACAAGCGTAGGGCGGGCGTCATGCCACCGGATTCCGCTGAAAAGTGGCGTCCGTGGTCTATCGCTGACGTAGAAGCGGCGTATAATAGAGACGTTGGCTATGTTCGTGAGACGCCGGAGTGTCTTGGGGTTGACGTGGCTGATGAGACGGACAAGACGGTTGCTGTCGGGTTGCATGACCACAAAGCAGTCATCGAATACACAAGCCAGCGGAAACTACCAGAGCAACGCACAGAACTCTTAGAGAAAATCCGAGAGTGGCCTGAAATGGATGGCAGGGTTGACGCCGTGGGTAGTGGACGCGACATAGCCCAAACACTCGCTGAACGGTTTGCTGGCTTTTCCGAGTTCGGGAATGGTGAGGTGGCTGTCGATGATGACTATCGCCATAAGTGGGACCATGGCCTACAACTCATAGGCGAATGGCTCCGCAGTGGTGGTAGTTTTGACGACGCGAATCTATACGAACAACTCAAAGTAGCCGCTCGAATCATTCAGTTCCAACGCAATCACCTAAAAAGTCGCGGGAAGGTGATTGAAGCCACGTCGAAAGACACGCTCAAGAAAGAGTTAGGTTACTCTCCAGATGAGCTTGATGCCTTGCTGATGAGTCTATACGCACGAGAGACAGACGCGAGAGACGGGAAAGCGGCTCCGACCTTCGGGTGGTAAGATATGAGCATCCTAAACGACGAAAACACCACGACGGACACAGGCGTAGCGAGCGGGAATCAAACCGAAAGTGTTGCAGTCAACTCATCGGATAACGCTGACAATGTGACGTGCTTTATCCGAGAGGCTGGTGGTGGCGACCCGGGTGACATTACTGTAATAGCCGAGCGATACAGTGAACTAGAAGACCAATGGATGGAATTCGGGAGAAATTCACTGACGTCGACTGGGAACGAACGCAGTGTCACAGATGAGGCAGTCCCGAGTAAGATGCGGTACTCTGTGATTAACGATACAGCAAGTTCCCAAGATTATGACATCAGCGTGGTGAGTCACTAATGGTTGATGATAAGCGAGCGCGGCTTTACACGAACATAGAAGCGCCTTATGGCCATGTTGAATTGACAGTCCAAGGCGCTGAAGGTGAGAAAGTTGAAGACCTTGAGGGGACGTTTTCAGCAAAGTTAATTCAGGCGCTTGAGGCACAACAGGGGCTTGCTGATGAGGATAACTCTGATGAGGGGTTTGAACACAAATCCTGATACTGGTGAAGACTTTTTCCGGCCTGAACAGGTTCGGGATGTGCTCGTACTCACCAGTAGTTTAGATGCATACGCTGAGGTAACTATTGAGGCAACCCACTCAAATGACACTGAGTTTGCAAACCCGCTCACAATAGAGCAAGGGCTACCGTTACTCCCCGGTAGAACGCGGGAGGCCGCATACACTGGCTCAAATGAGCGTATCAGGCTCACAGTCACAGTACCAAACGCGCCGACTAGTGGCTCACTCACTGTTTGGAAAGAGAAAGATAACACTCCACTCCGGCTAAATAGTACACGACTCCGCCGGTTTAAGGAGCTAAATGAAGGCCGAGCATACGCGACTGACGTGCAAAGCGAACTCGCATCTGGTGGCACATTGACTGTCGGTGTTCGGAACCCATCGGATAGTCCTGTTAATATCTTTGTTGAACAGTTTGGCATATCAACGGGCGGTGATGCGTTAGTCACAACAGAGATAGACCACGGTAGTTACACAGACGGTACTTCCCTTTCAGTAATCAACAAGAAGCCAGAGTTGCAGGTCGAACGCCCTCTTAACGGAAGCGTCACACAAAACCCAACAACAAGCTCTCCACAGGAAACCATCACAGGCTTCCTTCCCGGCGGGAGTGGTGGCGGTGGTGCATCTCCCGGTGCTCGGTCCGAAGGCACAGCATACGAACTATCTGCTGGCCAAGACATATTGATGACAATCCACGTCGCAACCTCTACGAAAATTTCGGCTGGCCAAAAGATGACTTGGACGGGTGGAACGAAGAGAACTGGTTGGCGATGTACCTCCGGAATGGGTACGCGCAAGTCGTCAACGACAAACTAGCCGAGGTTTGCTGGCGGGATGATCCAGAACTCACCGATACACCAGAAAGTGAAGATACATCTGAGTTTGAAGCGGCAGTTGAACGGTTAGACAAGAATCTAAACCTATGGTCGTATCTCCACAGAGCGGATAAAGTCGCCGGCATTGGACAGCACGGGCTACTCCTGATTGGGACTTCGGATATCCCGAGTGCGGAGAATCCACAAGAACAGTGGGAAGAATCTGCGTTTGACCAAAACTTCACGGCTGGTCTGGATGATGTTGACTCATTCAAACCGGTGCTTGAAACGCAGATTGATGATATCCAATGGGGCGGCCCGGAAGACGGTGACAGGTGGGGTAAGCCTGTTCGCTATACGATAGACTTTTCGGACGATATAGACGACGAAACTGAAGACGACCAAGGCTATCGGGATGTGCATTGGAGTCGGGTTATTGATATCCCGGCACAAGTCCCACTAGATGATGAAACCCTTAGTCGCCCGCGTGCCGAACCCGTCCTAAACAATCTCCTTGATATCGAGAAAACGTTAGGGGCGACGGCAGAAGCGGCATTCATGTCGGCCAATTCGGATATCCACCTGAATGCTGACCCAACGCAGGTGGATATGTCGCAAGGCGCTGACGAAGTGCGAGACGAACTCATGCGGTACTTCGAGGGGCAACCGTTCCTCAGAACGCAAGGGATGGACGTGGAGCAACTTGGCGGCGAAGTCCAAGACCCGAGCGGGATTATTGAAAACAACCTTGACGTGATTGCGTCAACGAAAGGTATCCCGAAAAGCACGCTTCGA